TATGCCAAGTAACAGACCCGATACTCCGTTGGCAGAAAGCCCTAAACCGGATTACAGAAACATTAATAAAAAAACTAATATTAGAAGTGTTAGTAGAAATTATGTTCCTACAGCAAAAGATAGTGCTGATTATGTAAAAGGATTTAATGAAGCTATTGAAGGAAGAAATAAATTGTTTCCTAGTAGAGCTAAAGTACAAGGACGTGTTGAAGCTAAGCAAAGAGGTTTAACCCCTAAAAGATAATAGTTATGGCAATTAAAAGAAAAGATACCCCATTAGCGCCTACTGTATTTGATACTATAAAAAAACAGGAGCCTAAAAAAACTTGGCAACAAATGACCCAAGCAGAAAAAACTGCTAAAAAAATAGAGCTTGTAAAAAAAGGTGGAATTGGACTTTTTAATAAGTATAAAGATTCTGTTGGAAATCAAGCTATGAATAAAATCCAAGGAGAATTTAATAAAGGTGCTCAATCTATGGGTATGACTCCTTCAGAGTATTCAAAATACCTAGATAAACAAAAAAAGAAACCTGATACTAATACTTCTTCTAGTGATTTTAAAGAAAAAAGATACAATGTAGTTTGCGGTAAAGGTGGTTGTAACTAATTATTATTATGGCTAAGAAAGAAAAAATAGAAACGAAGTCTTATGATATGGATGCCAGTACATTGGCTGAAAAATTAAAGAAGATTCAAGCTGAGTCTTATGCTAGAAAATTGGCTTCTGCTGCTTCTAGAAAATTAGCAAGTGATGCAAGAAGACAAACTATGAATAAAAAAGGAGGACAAAGTGGTGGTTCCGTTCAGGGATTAGTAACTTCTTTTGGTAAAAGAATAATATCTTAATAAATATAATAATGAAAAAAGTAACTAAAAAAACTGCTTACGATATTAAAGAAGCGAGTAATCCAAAATTAACAGCAAGTGCTAGAAAAAACTATGCTAAAAATGCACAAGCTGCAATGAAAAATCAAAAAAAGAAGTAATTATGAAAAACACTCCAAACTTACCGATGTCTTCAAGAATGATGATGCCATCAGGTGCAAAGAAAGCTGTTGCTAAAGCAGCAGTAAAAGCTATTGTTAAAAAATCAATGAAAAAGAAATAATGGCTAAAACTAAAAACACTCCGAACTTGCCAGGTTCATCTCGTATGCAGATGCCAAGCACAAGTGGGAACGCTGTTCCAAAAATTACAGGAGCTTCAGGACCTGTCTCTAAGAAAGTGATGAGCTCAGCTAAGGGAAAAGGTATGAAAGGAAGTAATCCTTATTGTTAATTTCTAAATTAAAACAAGATGTCAAAGAAAGAAGTAAAAAACGGTTTAGTTGAGAATAAATCAGTTGAGACTGTTAAGACTGCTCAACCTGCTCAAGATGTAGCGTTAAACGAAGTTCCTGTTCAAGCAGAAACTCCGGGGCATACAACAAGAGCTTTTAGATCATAAAACCAAAACCTATGGCTGATAAATCCAAAATGAAATGCAACAGCCCTGTGGCTTCTGATAGACCCGGGAAAAAGAAAATGGTAAAAGCCTGCTCCAATGGAGAAGAAAAACTTCTCCATTTTGGGGCAAAAGGTTATGGTCATAACTATTCTCCTGCTGCTCGTAGAAGCTTCAAGGCAAGACATAGTTGTGCTACAGCAACAGATAAGTTAACCCCAAGATATTGGGCGTGTAAAAATTTATGGGCAGGACCCGGTGGGTCAACTGCTTCGAGTCCAAAAAATCGAAGAGGAAAATACTAATGAAAAAGATAATCAAGAAAGCCGCAAAGTACGAGTCTGAAAAATCATTAAAAGGACCTATGAAGTTTCTCAAAGGAAACGTCAAAACTCCTGTTAAAAAAGTTTCAAAAATTTAATATCTTTACACAATGAAAAGCAAAGGATTAGGAGATACAATTGAAAAATTTACTACAGCTACAGGAATTAAGAAAGCTGTAGAAACTATTACAGAAGCAGTGGGCATTAAAGACTGTGGATGTAATGAAAGAAAAGAAAAATTAAATAATCCAAAGTTATTAATAAACAAAACATTTTATAAAATATAGAAATTATGCCAACACCAAAATTACAACCATCAAGAGCATTAGTCGCTCACAAATCAAATAATGCTGATATTGCAGTACCTAATCAAATTGCAGGTGGTACAAATACTACAGCAACTGCTTTTAAATTAATTAATTCAGCTGCAACTTATATTACAAAAAATTTAAAAACAGGAGATGTCGTTCATAATGACACAGCAGGAACAGCAGCAACTATTGTTAGTGTAGATAGCCAAACTCAACTTACATTAAACGCAGATATATTTCCATCAACAGGTCAGGTATATGTTGTATATGCAATGTCTCCTCAGACAAGTTTGGGTAATCAAGGATGTGTTCTTTATGTGGGAACAGGAGGAAATGTAAGAGTAACTACAAGTGGTAACGACATACTTACTTTTGTTAATGTTCAAGATGGAACATTCTTTCCTATAAATGTAATTAAATTATGGGAAACAGGAACTACAGCTTCTAACATCATAGCACTTTGGTAATATGCAAATATCTATAGCAATATATGTAGGTATCAATAGAGTAAAAAGCTATATTGAAAAAATAATAAAATCTTTTATTGCAAGAGTAAATTCACTTGGCGGTATATTTGAAGCAAAAGTGTGTTTAACAACAGCATTAAGGGAATTAGATACTATAGGGCTACTTGAAAAGGCTTCATTGGTTATAACTCCTAATGCCTATGGTATTGGTGTTATATATGATGTAGTTCCAAATACATCTCTTGGAGATTTGACTGTAGAAAGAGCAACAACAGGCTCAAGAGTAAATAACGCACAATTAATTCAAACTGAAGGCATTAATGTTCCAAGATTAGATTATTCAAAAGGAACTTGTCCAAGTTGGCTGATAGAGCCACAAGAAACTAATATACTTAATTATTCAGAACAGTTTGATAATCCATTTTGGCAAAAAGTAGCAATAGGAGGAGTGGCAAATCCAATTGTTACACCAAACCAAGCAGTTGCTCCTGATGGAACAATTACTGCTGACCAAGTTAATTTTCCAAGCATAGGTGCAGGTCAAACATCTATAATATTTGTTCCATTTACTTCAACCGGAGTGAACTACAGTCAAAGTTATTATTTCAAAGGGTTATTAGGTACTGAGGTAATTTGGATTACTTATACGCCTGATGGTATTAACTTTATAACTAAGATTTGTAATTTAACAACAGATTGGCAGCGTTTTAGTTTAAGTGCTTTAATTCCTGTTGGCAGCAGTAATATTACTATTGGTGTTGATACAAGAGACCCTTTGCAAACCGCAAGACCTGCTCAAACTATATTTTTATGGGCTGGTCAATTAGAAGAAAATCTATACGCCACATCGTATATTAAAACTATAACAACTACAGTTACAAGGAATTTCGATAAGATTAGCAAGGTTGGAATAAGTAGTTTACTAAATCCAAGTGAAGGAGTATTTTATATTGAAGCGTGTGCACTTAATCAAACGGATGCAGATTCAAGGTCTTTTAATGTAAATGATATAGTAGGAAATAATTATGTTGCAATTCAATATCAAGCAGATGGAGATTTGAGATTTGATGTAAGGTCAGGTGTGAATATAAATAGACTTAATCTACCGGCTATAGTTGATACTGTCTTTAATAAATTTGCGGTATCTTGGGGTCCATCAGGTATATATGGATATGTTAATGGTGTTCAATATGTAATTCCACAATTTGCAGGAACTATTCCTGCGATACCTGTTACTTTAACAAGAATATCTTTTTTTAGAGGTTCTTCAGCAAATGTTGCGAACTCATATTTAAAAGAGGCTGTTGTGTTTCAGAGCCAATTAACCGATGCCGAGTGTATCTCATTAACTACTTTATAAGATGGAAATATATAAACTAAATTATACAGACAAAGAAACTGCAATAGCTGATTTATTAGCAAAAGGAGTTTATGTAGAAGTAGTCTTTGAAGAAGAAACATATTTAGAATATGGAGAAGGAATAGAGTCAGTCGTTGAGATAGGAAAGATAATTAAAGTTCCGGGCACTTACGATGTTAACTTTAATGTAATTACACCTCCAATCTATTATGATGGATATGCTTATGATGTAATGTGTCAACAAAAGATTATCTTTGAAAGCGAAATATTCCCTGTGGATTGTAAACATAGTTTTATGGGTTATCCTGAAAATGCGGATGGACCTGTATCTGAATAATTAAATATAGTAAGTTAAAATGGCAAAGGTTAAACAACAAGAGAGTGCTTATCAGCCTAAACCTAAAAAAACAGGTGTAGCAGCAAAGACAAAAACGAGCACACTAAAATCGAGTAAGAATTACGTTAAGTCGTACAAAGGACAAGGAAGATAATGAAATACATAAACTATATAGTATCTTCTTTGATACTTTTATTTGTTCCTATTTATGGGATACTTATTGCTGTAGGTACTGCTATTATTCTTGATACTTTTACAGGAATATTTAAAAGTGTAAAACTGAATGGGTGGAAGAGTGTTAGAAGTAAAAAATTATCTCATATCGTGTCAAAAATGCTATTGTATGAAATATGTGTTTTATTATTATTTGTAATTGATAAATTCATATTAAACGAGTTTATATTTAAGTGGTTAAGTATAGACTTTATGTTCACTAAAATATCTGCCATATTATTAATTTTTATAGAGTTAGTTTCTATAAAAGAAAACATTGAAGAGGCTTACAATATAAAATTTTGGGATATTCTTAAAAAAGCATTTATTAGAGCAAAAGAAATTAAAGATAACGTTGAAGATTTAACGAAATAATGGATAAGACGACTCTTGATCGAATAGCTACGCTACATCCAAAAATAAGAAATAAAGCATTAGATGCTTATACTTATGCTAACAACAAACTCCTTGGAAAGGGAGTTCGTTTGCGTTTTGCGTATACTACAAGGACGATTGAAGAGCAAGATGAGTTGTATGCTCAAGGGAGAACAAAACTCTATGATTCGGCCGGAAAAAGGCTTGGAAAGGTTACTCAAGCAAAAGGAGGTCAAAGCATTCACAATTATCATTTAGCTTTTGATATTGTATTATTACTTGATAAGGATTTAGATGGTAAATTTGAATCTGCTACTTATGAGATGTTAGATTTTGATAAGGACGGAAAAGCAGATTGGATGGAAGTAGTTGAATATTTCAAATCATTAGATTTTGTTTGGGGAGGAGATTGGGAGTTTAAAGACAAGCCTCATTTTGAAATGCCTTTTGGACATACTTGGAGAACATTAAAAAGAATTTACGATAGCGGAAAAACATTTACAGAAATAATTAATGGAAAAACCTACACTTATGTTGAAATATAGTTTCATATTTTTATTCGTATTACTTACATCTTGTGGCGCGAGAAAAGTTGATGTGCAAAAAACTGATACGGTGATAAAAATTGATAGCACCTCAACAATTAAAAAAGAAGAAGTTGTTCTTACTCAAAACAATGTGAGTATAAATACAGATACTGATGAAATGGAAATATGTCCTGTGTCTGATACAGTACCTATGATTGTTAATGGAGTAACCTATAAAAATGCTAAAATAAAATATAAGAAGACTAAAATTGCAGTAATTGATACCACTAAGAAACAGGAGGTTAAAAAAGAATCTCAAGAAGTAAAAGTGATAAAAGATAAAAAAGAAAAAGTATTTAAAAAGAATATAGATAAGAAAGAAAGCTTTACAGTTTTTTGGTGGTGGCTTTTAATTATTCTATTGGTTGCATTATTTTTTTACACATATAGAAAACTAAATAAAACATTGTTTTAATGAAAAGACCTGATACCCCGTTGGCTGCTACGCCTGAGCCTATTAGTGGAACTGCTAAAAGCAAATTTACATCTAAAGAAAAACAAAAAAATGATAAGAACTCTGCGTCTAACACTTCGTATTCAAGTTTTACAAAGTCAAATGGTTCTTCTATAAATACTTTTGCTAAGCAGAAAGAAAAAGAAAATGGAAAGATTAAATACAAATCTTATGATGTTTCTACTGATGAAAAGGGAACGCCAACAGCTTTGCAGATAACTCGTCAAACAAATACAGGAAATAGTAGAACGAGAGTTATAACTAATCCTAAAAAGATAGAGCGTAAAATGGAAAGAGTCTTAAAAAGAAATCAATAATAATTTTATATCTTTGTAACATAACAATTAAATTAAATCAAAATGAAAAATTATCAATTAACTGAAGAAGAACACAATTTTATTAAAGATGGTTCAGCAAACTACACAAAAATAAAAATTGCTCTTGGAGAACTTGAGTTACAAAAACAAAGTTTAGTAGAGCAAGCTCAAATGATTGTAAAATCTTTTAATGAAAACGAAAAAGTATTAATCGAGAAATACGGACCTAATGCTGTAATTAATATGCAGACAGGCGAGGTTACTCAAAAAGAACAGTAGTAATGGCAAAAATTAGTTCATATACGTTTGCTAATCCTCCTACATTGGGAAGTTATGTCATTGGAACACTTAATGTAAACTCTAAAGACACAAAAAACTTTAGAATATCTGACATAATAAACTTGGTCAATTTAGACACGTTCTCAGATATAGGAGATTCAACAAATCCAATTACTACTATTGACTTATCTTTAGCACGTACTACAAAAGTAAGAATAACAGGAAATACTCAATTAAATTTTATTAATCAAGAGGTAGGAGGAGTGTATATTATTCTTCCTTATATAGACCAAGCTATTACACCTAATGTTTCTTTTTCAAGTAATGTTTTATTTAGTGACAACACACCTATTTCAATTTTACCGGGAAAAAATATTGACACATCATTTGTGAGTGGTTCAGGATTTAGTGGCGAAGTTTATTCAATAGCTGTTCAACCTGATGGCAAGATATTGGTTGTAGGTATTTTTACCTCATATCAAGGAGTATCTTCAAATAGAATCATTCGTTTAAATACTGATGGTTCTATTGATACATCATTTGTAGTTGGTTCGGGATTTAATAGTAATCCTCAATCAATAGCTGTTCAACCTGATGGTAAAATATTAGTTGGGGGTATTTTTACCTCATATCAAGGAGTATCTTCAAATAGAATCATTCGTTTAAATACTGATGGTTCTATTGATACATCATTTGTAGTCGGAACGGGATTTAATAGTAATCCTTCTTCAATAGCTGTTCAACCTGATGGTAAAATATTAGTTGGCGGTTTTTTTTCCACATATCAAGGAGTATCTTCAAATAAAATAATTAGGTTAAATACTAATGGTTCTATTGACACATCATTTGTAGTTGGTTCAGGATTTAATGGTAGTACTGTTAATTCAATAGCCATCCAAGCTGATGGCAAGATATTAGCTGGTGGTTCTTTTTCTACATATCAAGGAGTACTTTCAAATAACATCATTCGCTTAAATACTGATGGTTCTATTGATACATCATTTGTGAGTGGTTCAGGATTTAATTTTTTTGTTAATTCAATAGTTATTCAATCTGATGGTAAAATATTAGTTGGTGGTTCTTTTTCTACATATCAAGAAGTACTTTCAAATAACATCATTCGTTTAAATACTGATGGTTCTATTGAT